CTACATCATGTGTTTGAGCGATATCATGGATTGTTGGATCAACAGAATACCAAATATTGGCACGAAGCGCCACAATCAGTTCGCAAAGCGTTGGCCGAACTGAATCTGTGTGTTCATCGTTGTGAAAGTATAATGCGAGGTAACAGTCCTAGATTGGTCTGTACATGGTTTGGTATGCCCAAAACTCATACATTGGATCGCCAACTTCAATCTACGTATGGTACCAATCAAATAAGTTTTGGTACAGTGTATCTTAACTATTGCGAAATAGGCAAAACACTTGAGGATCTTGAGTTTGACAACGACCAATACATCAGCGATGATGCGTTCATACCTTTCAGTCATTACAGTGCCGATTTCAACATTCAATTTTTTGATTACAATCTAACAACCAAATTTGATAGAATACAAAAATATATAGATCTACATCACAATTTTTTTGTTGCTCGTGGAATAGAAAGTGTGTATAATGTTCAAGCACAACCATTGCGATTTCCTGTGGCTGAACTTGAATACAACGGCAATAGGAATGATTTGTTGACCAATCTTGCGTCAAGACAATGGGTACATCAGGTATCACTGGAATGAAACAGGCCACTATTGTTATCAAAGATGAAGTCAATATCAAAATAGAAGGATTAGATCTTGACACTCGTCGCGACCTAGTAAAAAAATTCAAATACGATGTGCCCTATGCTAGATACCTGCCGGCAGTGAGACTGGGGCGTTGGGATGGCAAGGTAGCTTTTTTTCAAATGGGTGGAAGTACTTACACCAACCTGCTGCCTGAAATACTGCCAGTGCTGGAAAGTCAGAACTACGACATTGAACTGGACGACCAACGCACATACACCACAACTTTTGATTTCAAAAGTGTGACCGAAGAGCACTGGGCTGATCGATCCTGGCCCACTGGACATCCTGCTGCTGGTGAACCTGTGATGTTGCGTGACTATCAGGTAGAGATTGTCAACAACTTTTTGTCCAATCCGCAGTGTATTCAAGAAGTGGCCACTGGTGCTGGCAAGACCATTATGACTGCCACTCTTAGCGCCGCAGTAGAACCTTATGGCAGATCAATTGTGATTGTGCCTAACAAGAGTCTTGTGACTCAAACAGAAAAAGACTATCGCAACGTAGGCCTAGATGTGGGTGTTTACTTTGGCGATCGTAAAGAGCACGGGCATCAGCACACCATCTGTACCTGGCAAAGTCTAAATGTTCTGCTCAAAAATACCAAAAACGGCACTGCTGCCGACACCATTGGCGACTTCATCGAAGGTGTGGTCTGTGTGATTGTGGATGAAGTACACATGGCCAAAGCTGACGCACTCAAAAGCCTGCTGACAGGTGTGATGAGTCAGGTTCCCATTCGTTGGGGGCTTACTGGCACTGTGCCCAAAGAAGCCTTTGAGTTCAAAGCCTTACATGTAAGCCTGGGCCCTGTGATTGGCCGACTCACTGCCAACGAACTACAACAACAAGGCGTGCTGGCGCAGTGTCATGTCAACATTGTTCAGTTGGTAGATCATGTTGAATATACCAACTATCAAAGCGAACTGAAGTATCTGCTGGAGGAACCTGGCAGACTGGATGCCATAGCTGAACTGGTACAGCATGTAAACGAAACTGGCAACACATTGGTACTGGTTGATCGTGTGGCTGCAGGGCAAGCCTTGGTTCAGCGACTGGGGCATAGAGCAGTATTTGTATCCGGAGCAACCAAGGCCAAGGACAGACAGGATGAATATGATGAAGTGGCGGAATCTAGCGACAAGATTATTGTGGCGACTTATGGTGTGGCCGCTGTGGGTATTAATATCCCTAGGATTTTTAATCTGGTTTTGGTGGAACCCGGAAAGAGCTTTGTTAGGGTTATACAAAGCATTGGACGCGGAATCCGTAAGGCAGAGGATAAGGACCATGTCCAAATCTGGGATGTTACCTCCACGTGTAAATTCTCAAAACGACATTTGACCAAACGCAAAGCTTACTACAAAGAAGCCAACTATCCTTTCACTCAGGACAAATTAGAGTGGCAATAAATTGCGTTTGTTACGCTATCAATGTATAATGAGATCATGAGAATACTGACCCTCGATAATCGCGCCTACGAGCTCGACAGCCTTCCAGAAGAAGTTGATGACATGAGATTTGCCATCTTAGACAATTCTGATCCTGCCAATCCAGACTATCACTACATACCACTGATATTTTTAGAAAGCTTCAATGCTCCGGCTCTTGTACTGCAAATAGGCAGTCACAGAATTCGCATGCCACTAGACTGGCAGATCTTAATCGGCGAACACGATCTTGGTGATCTTGAAATGTTGTCTTTGACAGCAGTCAATGACCGAGGATTTTCTGTATTTGAGTTCAACCCACTCAGCAGCTTTCGCCCTAGCTTTCCTAGAATAGAAATTGTGGATGTTTATCAAGAAGTGGCATGGTATGCGCCCAAACTAAAAAATGGTCAAATGCTGTGTGTGCCACTTACCGACGATCCCAACCCACCTTGTGTGTATTTTGTCAAAGATATCAGTCGAAATTGCGAAATTGTAGACTACAACCGAGCATGGTAATGATATCATGGGTAGTTTGAAACCTGGAGCCACTTACATTTACGAACGAGCCAATGGTCGTATCTATGCCAGAGAGTTTGGCAGCAGTGATCGACAATTGGTTGGCTATGATTCGCAAGTACAGGCACACAGGGAACAACGCTATTACATGAATCACATCAATGATGTATTGACCATGTGCGAATCAGATCCGGCTATGAAACAGTTGCTGGAACAATTGTTTGTGCTGTATAATCTAAAAAAAAACCATGAGTGACAAGCTTAACATTGGCAACGAAATGCGTATGCTGGACACCAAGCAACGAGATTTCTACGACAGTCTTACCACAGAAGAGCGCAAAAAATTCAGCAACTTTCTCATGATACGCTGGAGCAGTGCTGTGGACGGATCTAGAGAGATTCAAGAGTACTATGTTCAAAGCACCAATCACTATCTCAATCGTCACTTTTTTTCTGTAAACCGGCATCCCAAACTACAGTGGCTCATGGCCACAGCAGTGAGTCCTGGCATGGGATCACTGAAGCACAATTGGATCAGCCTCAAGAAACGGGAAAGCAGCAACCGCGCCACAGTCAAGCAGCTGGAGCAATGGTACCCAGATCTCAAAGCAGATGAATTAGAACTGTTGGCCTCAATCAACACCAAAAAAGACATTGACCAGGAGTCTAAATTACGTGGGGAAACTTAATGGTTAACAGGATAGTAATCAATGGCTGTAGTTACATGAAGCACTATGCCCGGGGCAATGGGCACATAGACCTGGCCAAAAAATTTCAAATTCAAACAGCCGAATCATTGGCACAGGAAGGCAGTTGTAACAAAAGGATTATTCGAACCACGCTGCGAGATTGTTACCAAACCACAGTTCCAACACTATATGTCATTGGAACTTCGTTTTTGACCAGATTTGAACTGCCTGCGGCTAGTGGGTCTCCAGAACCAGATGGCAAGTGGGTCAGCTTCTCGAGAGTAGGCATGTCAATGAAAGTGAACCAATTTGACAACCAGTTCACGCAGAAAAATGTAAAAGAGTTTCATGATCTTTATGACAAATTCACTGTGTTGGGTTTGCCTGATTTGACTGAGGATTTGATGTATGCTATAGTTGCGTTGATCGACGCATGTAAAACTCGAGGGCATAGTGTTGTGGCGTTTAACACAGCCGAACACACTGTGGAATATTTTTTGGATGAATCTCGATTTGATTTGTTTAAAGAAAGAAAAGAAATTATACAGGGCTTCAAATGGAGAAGCATTCCATGGCAGTTTGAGCAAGGTGCTTTGCATCTTGAAGGGGATCAAAAATATCCTTGGAATTGTAGGCACGTTGCTCCGGGCGAACATCAGTATCTGAATGATTTTTTATACAACTACATACAAGAACATAAAATTTTACAATGAGTTTTAGTTGTAAATTTTGTCAAAAAAGTTTTCAAAAAGAAAACTCGCTGTCAGTTCACTTGTGTGAATCCAAACTGCGTTTTCAACAGCGATCTGAACCAGGTGTAATTTTGGCCTTTCAGGGCTATTTGAAG